AGCGGACCCACACAACACAACACAACACAAATTCGCACTATATTACAAACACGACACAAAAACACATTATATTACAAACACAACACTACTTTCGAGCCTAAGCTCTAACATGCAAAGGTCTTAAACGTTCCATTGTGAAACTCTTGATCAATATCTTCAAACTTGAAGAGTGAAAGAGCACCATCCAAACGAATACGTCTAAAACTTGTCAACAACTGACTCTGAACATCTTCGAAAAACTCTCTACCATGAAGGTAAGCTTCTCGTTGACATCCCTTAGACGTGTCGAGCAACCTTTGAGTTGAAGTGGTACCTTGGTCAAGGCGTTCAAAACACAACGATTTCCAAATAGAGTCTCGTTCAAGAGGAGCTCTATAGAAGCCGTCATCCCACTTTACAAATCGACGTTTGAGATAGACCAACTCATCCTTAGGAACAGTAGCAGTGTTCGAAGAAGATTTATTGGCTGGGGTCACGTCGTAACCCCACTCGTTATATTTGACTTTGATAGTCGCAAAATTAAAACGAGCGATAACGATGGGATGGACTCCACAAGCGTTATCATCACCAGTAGTGGCGGCATGGACATATTTTTGAAACTGACTAACAGGAATATCAGGAACAAGTTCAATCCACGCCATACGCATCAGAGTGCTATTCACAATCGAATTGAGAATGAGAGTCACAATGACGCCACTCGGAAGACCTTTAATCTTGAGAATGACATCCAACAAATAGTACAATTCCTGAACCTTAAGAGCAGAAATTAGAAGATACACTTTGTCAGCAGCCTTCTGACCATAATGACACCTAATGGCAAGAAGGTAGAAGAAAATCGCCACAAGTTGGATCATCTTCATATCATGGCTAGCATCAAAACTTTTGAAATCCATGTCTATGCATTCGGCCTCGGAGCCATCGCTACATATAAAAACATGATTTCCAAGATCGTTCCACTGCTTTGATCCGGCGTTTATAGTACCATAACACTCACTGGTTAGTGGAGTGGACAGCATATAAGTGATCAAAGGCATG